TCTTTAAATAAGACTTCAGTCTGATATTTTCAGGCTAGTTTCATTTTGCAGAGTTTGAAATTATTTAGCTTCATCTTCTGTTCAATCATAAGCAAATAGATTAGTTAATAATTTCTTTTTTTTTACTAATTGCAATTAGATCGGAGTCTTGCAAAAGATAGCAAGGATTGGGACATTGGTCGGGGTTGTTACCTTCCCCTAGATTATGTAAGCTTCTCAGCCTAATCTTACTGTAGGTCAGGATTCGTAGTAACAGGGAACTTCAGTTCCACGTCATACTCGATGTACAGAGTTCCAACTTCTGAGTCCAAAAGACTAGCATTGGACACGACATACATAGCCAACGCACCCGCAGTGGTGAGACGAGTCTCGCTCACTGTTGAGGGGCTAGGATCAATGTAGTACCAGTCCAGGGCAAAGTCTGCAGGAGTCAGTGAAATTTCCAGGTCAGAGTATACTGGGCCTTGGGAGTACTTCCTGCACTGAGACAACTGTCCCAGCGTGCCGGTGCCTGATGTGTTGAAGAACACAGAAGCCTCCTCGCAATCAGGAAAGAAACCCATGGCAACAATACCACTCTGGGTCGTACCCACTGAGGGTATGAACCGAAATTTCACGGAACGGAATCTGTACATAGAATACTGGCGTGCCACTGTAGGTAACCAAGTATAGAGATTGGCACCAGTGCCACCAGCGGTCAGGCGGATGAATGTCCTCCCGGTATAGGGTGTCGTTGAAGAACCCTTAATTGAGAGAGCAGTCGCCTCCTGATTCTGAAGACGGACAATATCTGTCGGGCCTCGGGTCATCCTCATTACGGGAGTGGCCTGAAAGGCGCGAGAGATCTCCATCTTACTCTTTACTTGGCCCTGCTTCTGAGCAGTCTTGACCTTACTTGTTTTACTTTTGTTTGCCATGAGATATATTTCATGCCCCGGGGGGGACCATTGCAGGGGGATCACGAAGTGGTCTCTTCTGTTATGTCTTCTCGTGCCTGGAAAATCTCATGGAGGTAAGACGCATCATCTTCATACCGAACACCAACAATATCCCTCTGTCGGTGCCATGCCGGACGGATGGACCAGGTACTGTTCTCCAACACCTTGTGCAGATAATTGGCGGGAAGAGGGGGGATACCACCTTCATCTTTCCGAGAAAGCTTGAATTGGTTCCACCTTCTCGCCCCAAAGATCTTCACATGCTTGTTGGAGGACAGGTCCTCAAACCATCGTCTCATTGCCATCAGCCGGAAGCCCAGCCCACCATCCCTTTGATAGGGGTCCAGGATACCATCCGCAGCTCTAGGTGGACCTATAGAGGAACCCAGAGGCAGAGGCCCAAACTTATACATCCCCTTGGTCAATTCAATCTGGATGTAGTCCTCGTAACGGTTACAGATCTTACTGAAACTATTACGAGTACCCTCTTGATAATTGAAGATACCAAGACGATGTGCATTCATCCACTGAAGTTGATTCTTAGTGAATGAGTGTTTGGGTGGGACAGGTGCACCAAAGGCACCATACTCAACAGGTCCATAGAAAGGGCCAGGAAATCCACGAAGAATGGGATAGTACTTCCGGAACAGGGACAAATATTTATCGTGTTCACCTGGCTTCGCAAACCGGGTGAACTCCCTAAATAGCTGTGCCAGATGTTCCCAAGGAAGAATCTGTCTACCATTGTTCAGGTTGACCTGACGATCTATGGGCATGTTGAGGAGACCCACATTCGGGACGTCCAACGCAATCCATCTCTTCTGCGTCTTAGAATACACACAGTACACGGAATTAACCAACGCAAGGTCGGAGGAGTAGTAGTTCTTCCCAAGGGAGAACTCCAACCCTACCACCCGAGTCGCGGCCTTCCAGCGCCGGTAGACATTCTTAGATGCAGGAAAGATAACATCATCACCATTTATTCTCATAAATGATGAACGAGGGACTGCCATACAGGAAGCGGCTCTGTTTATAATACAGAGTAATGGAAATGAAAGGATGTGGCCCATCATCTGACCACGAGTGATTGGGACGGGATCGGAACCCTTCAAGTCGAGGACGGAACGAGTAAGAGAATGTACCACGAGCTTGCGGAGGAATGCTTCAGCGCAGCGAGGAACAGATTCTGGTAATCTAAACCTAGTTCGCTCTAGCATAGCCTCGGCTGCTTCTCTGGTATAGGTCAGGAAAATGTTGTCAGTGGCGGCTGAATAGTCTCCACTAACAACCTTCTCCCCCTTACTCAGCTGCATTGGAGCCAGTGC